ATGGCTATTTCAGATAGTTATCTAAAGTCTTGCCTCGGGCGTGAAAGAGAAAAGGTCGAAGAGAAATCAGACCGCGACGGCCTGTGGGTGCGCATATCCCGGAAGGGGGCGGTAACCTTTTTCTACCGTTACCGTTTTCTTGGTAAGCAGGACAAGATGACGATCGGTAGTTATCCTGAGTTTGGATTAAAAGCAGCTCGTGAGGAGGTCGTTAAATGGTCGGCTATCCTCGCCCGGGGTGAGAACCCCCGGATCCGCCAGAGTCTGGATAAAGCAAAAATAAACAGTCAGCACTCGTTTGAAGAATTATTTCGTGAATGGCACGAGATGGTCTGTATCCAAAAGGAAACGGCTGACCAGATCCTGAGAACGTTCGAACTTCATGTATTCCCAAAGCTCGGGAAGTACCCGGCTAACCAACTCACATTACATAATTGGCTAACCGTCCTGGACCGACTCGCCGAAGGCTACACAGAAATCACGAAGCGGGTGATCAGTAACGGCCGGCAGTGCTATTCATGGGCAGTTAAGCGCCAGTTACTGGAAAATAACCCACTGTCAGAGCTTTCCGGGCGTGACTTTGGCATTCAGAAAAAGATGGGGGAGCGGACGCTTAATCGCAAAGAACTGGCCATTGTCTGGCGTGCTATTGAAGATTCCCGCCTCATGGAAAGAAACAAAATAATGTACAAGTTATGCCTGGTTTGGGCTTGCAGGGTTGGGGAGATCCGTTTGGCAGAAGTTCAGCACTTTGATTTTGAAGAAGGTGTATGGACAGTGCCATGGGAAAACCACAAGACCGGTCGCAAGACCAAAAAGCCGCTGATAAGGCCGATCATCCCAGAAATGTTACCATTACTAAAAAGGGCCATTGAACTGGCACCCGGCCGGTATGTCTTCTCAAGGTATGAGGATAAGCCGATGAGTGAAGGTTTCCACTTAAGCATCAGCAGCAACCTGGTTAAGTTTATGCTGAAGTCATACAGTGAGCAGGTCCCTCACTTTACCGTTCACGATCTGCGCAGAACAGCGAGAACTAACTTTTCTGAGCTGACGCAACCGCATATTGCAGAAATTATGCTGGGGCATAAATTGCCCGGCGTCTGGTCAGTCTATGACAAGCATACTTATATCGAAGAAATGCGCGATGCCTATAGCAGATGGTGGGCTCGACTGATGAGCATCATCGAGCCCGATGTGCTGGAGTTCACGCCGAGGCATGCCGGGTAAGGCGCCCCTTTACATCCCTTACCAGATCGTTGAGGTGTGACATAGGGCGGCGCGTTCTGCGTCGCATCTCTTTTTCCTGCCACTCGGTGACCTTGCTCTTTAGCCACTTATTTGGACCGCCCATATAGGAGCAGTCCGGTGCAGGGAATGGATTATCATTTTTCTTTCGCTTCCGGTAGCGATCGAGTGTCCGCGGTGTGATGCTCAGTTGTTCGCAAATATCGCGAGTTTTCATTAATTCGAGTTCGTTGCCCATCATTTCCTCCACTGGCCCTTTACAGGGCCATCTCTAATCAGTCAGTCTGGCCCGGGAGACTTCTCAGTCTGCGCATTCCTGTCATCGCTGTGGCGACGTAGCTTTTATGGCGATTGACTACCTCAACCCAGACTTTCACTCCTTCAACTTCTACGGTGTAAGTCACTTTTCTTTCGCAGTGTCCATAATTCCCATAACGCTCAAAATGCTTCGCCAGTGCCGCATCGCATGCCTGACGCCCCAGCGGAGATTGTTTGCTTCGGTTTATCAGTCGCATATCCACCTCACACAAATACATCAACCGGATCGCCAGCTGCACGCGCGTTGTCGTTAGCTTCACGGCGGAGGCCGAGAACATAACCAACGGGATCCCAACTGGACAGAATCGCGTTGAGCTCCTTCTGGCTATGCCAGGTCGTCAGGCGCTTCTTCAGTTCAGTGGCGCAGGCGCGCACATTCGCCCTAGTGGGGCCAGCCATCTTCATGCACAAGCATAAAGTCAGAAGCAGATCCGAATATTCGTCGGCAGCCGCGCGCAATGCCGCTGGGTCGATGCTGGCTTCCAGCTCAGGTAATCGATGTTTAAGACTCATGCTGCACCGCCTTTGACGCGGGAGATGGCGTTATCAGCCTTCTGCACTTCCGGATGCTCGTCATAATCCGGAAGATAGCGGCGAGCGACAGCAGCCAGGGAAACCAGCGCCGCCAGAAGCTCGTCGCGCTGCCCGGCGACTTTCGCATGCTCAAGCGCTGCGTTTTCCAGCTGGGCCTTGTGCTTCTTGTAAGCTTCATATGCGTGCCAGGACTGGCCTTTGCGCACGCTGGTGGTAATGTCCGCTACCTGTTCAGGCGTCAGCGTGGTCAGTGGCTGCGCAGGGTAAATCAGCACCTGCCCGGCGTCCCAGTCGAATCCAGCCTGAATTGACTCTACTTCAACGGATGGCGACGCGCCGATGCTGCCAGGTGAGAGTATGGAGATAGTAATCTCCGGGTCGCGACGCTGCGTAGTTGGGTTTGACCAGATGCGGGCTACCAGCTCAGTGAATTTGGAGAATTTCATTCCGCGCTCAGTCATTCCAGGCCTCCAGCTCGTTCTCAATCTCTTCGTCGATCTCGTCGATGGTGGTTTCTTCATTCAGGTAGTCGCGAGCTTCTTTGAGATAATGCTCCCGGCGCCCGTCGTACCATGCTGAGAACTCTGGCGACCAGTCATGCCTATCACCTACATCAGCGAAAAAATCATGCATTGCGTTGTTGTAGGCCATGTTCTCAACCATGCTATCAGCGGTAGTTAGCGCCGCTTCGCGGATATACCCGCGGAGGTCACGCTTGCGCCAGTAGGGGTTAACTTTTGAATCGCAGAAAGGTTTGAATTCCACTTCCCAGCGACGTATGCATCGTGCATTCAGTGATTTGCTCATTTGATTACCGGGAGGGCGAACCCTCCCGCCTCCCTTAGCCCACGTATTCCGGTTTCATGTCGTCAAGGGTGATGCGGAACTGGTCATACAGTTCATCACCGAGGTGGCGGCGCGATGAGGTCAGGGTGCTTTCTGCCTTCGCGAATAAAGTTTCGGCTTCCTGATCCCCCGGGTTAGGGAGTGAATTTATGGCGGCCTCAACTTTGTTTCGGGCGTCTACCATGAAATAACGCTGCACGGCTTTACCTTTCAGCTCGGTGAAAAGAACAGTACCCAACACAGCTTTCTCTTTATCCAGATCCGCCCTGATGGCTTTTGCTGCATCGACCGATTCGGCGCGCTCAATGCGGTCACGGAAATCATCTGCCAGGGAATCAATATTGAGAGCTGAATCCTGCGCGCTGGTGGTGATGTCTGTTCCGCTGGTGATCTCTGCCACAGACATTCTTTGCGCCGGCGCCGGGTTTATTTCTCGCTCGGGTCTTTGTTCAACTTCATCCGGGCTGTAAACACCCAGGATGACTTCCGGGCAATACAGCCGCGCCCAGTATTTGACGCCCAGATAAGCGATTTGCTGTTTCGGGTTAGAAACCCACAAAGGAGAATTACGTGTGACGACTCCAGAGAGATAAAGTGGCTCCCCCCAGGTGATTTCTTATTCACCGCGCAGAATCGCGCCGACCTGGCCGAATAACCCGATTTCGTCCTCATCTGTCCAGCCTCGTACACGCTCGGTGACATTGTATTTCCCGTTTTTGCCGTGCTTTTCCCGGGTGACCTCTTGAGTCCTGGTGCAGCGCTCCCAGTCGCCGCCGTAACGATAGTGAAAGCGGCCATGAATGGCGCTTGAGCTGGCGATTACCGCATTGACCAATTGGGCTTCATACCCAAGCACACCGTTTACCAGATGCGTTTTTTGCGCTACTGCGTAGGGATTCATGCCCCATTGCATTGCCTGCATAACAATCGCCATGCAATCGGCTGGTTTACCCGCGAGGTGTGCAGGTACAGTCACCTGAGAATCTGCCATCAGGTTTGCAAATGCCGTTAGCTGGCCGAGCGCCTGCACGTTGAAGATGGCGTTACTGGCAGAAATGGTATTTGGAGCCTGTTGCTCAGTGGTAACAATATTGGTGTTTTCCATCGTCATATCCCCTTATGCCTGTACGCGCAGCGCTTCGAGACGGCGCACATCAAAATCGTTAAGTTCTTCGGCGTAGTCTTCGGTAATCGGTGCTGGCCATTCGCCAGTATCGAAACCGTTAGCGATGGCTCGCATTGCTTTGCGGTATTCCAGCATGCCGAGTTCCAGCAGTTCTTCGGATGCCTCGATGATGGCGATCCAGTGGTAGTTCTCGTCTTTGTTGACGAAAATCCAGAAGAACTGATCCAGCGCTGCGGTTTCGCAGTACATAGCGGCGCTGAGGTGGTAATCGCGCTCAATGATTTCCCTGTGCAACTTCGCGCGCAGGCCTTCCTGCTTGATGTTCCACATGCTGATGGTCTTCAGGTCCGCACCAATGCGCAGGCCGCTCATGTCTATCTCAAGGTCAGGGCGCACGCGAACTTCCAGCCCGGTTTCCTCATCAATACCGAAATAGCTCACCTCGACGGCGCGGCTCGGATGCTGGAGCAGCTTGCCGGCGGTCGGGTGATTCAATAGTGCTTTCTGAATGGCAAGCGCAGTGCTCATCTGCTGGCGGGTAACCAGTATTTTTCCTTCCGGATTTTCACGCCATGCATCCAGCAGTTCGTCGGCAAACACGGCATCCGGTTTAACCGATTTCACGGCCTGAATCAGATCCGCTTTAGTGCCTGATACTTTCAGCGGCTGCGCCTTCTGGGCCTCCTGAGCGACCATGTCAGGATTGATAATCGCCAGTTGTTCTAACAGGGCATCACGGCTGCCGCTGGTTTTCACCTGGGCGGGCAGAGTGGCGTTATATTCTTTGATGCATGCCTTCATTTTTACTGCGGGGACTTTCTGGCCTTCTTCGACGCGCTGAAATTCAGCGGGTAAGGCGATGTAGTTTTCACCTGTTTGGGTAACGTCATCACCCATGGGAACCGGCTGCGGTAGTGTGGCGTTGTGCGCCTCCAGCAGCGCCTTGATGTCATCAGCACTCAACAGCAGCGGAAGCCCGGCGTTGTACTCGTCGATAAACGCGCGGATCGTCGAAGCCGTGGTGAAGGCGCCTTCCGGGATTTCCGGCTCAATGCTGAATTCTTTTTCCAGTTGCTCGGGCTGCAGCGCCAGCGCATGGACCAGATTGCCCATATCCAGAACAGGGGAGCGCGTTTTTTCAATGACTTTCGAGACATGACGCTTTTCGAAATACATCAGAGATATACGGGCATCTTTAACCAGAGTCGAACTGATGCCGTTCGCCGCGTGATAAACCTCGTTCGGTACACCTTCATATCGGCCAGGCTCGAAGTATTCCGGCCATGCTGGCGCCGTCGATTTCTGGGCTGGTTCTTCGGCGGAATATTCAGGCGTGATTGTTGGTTCCTGGTCCTGCAGAACCGCAGCGGCCAGGTCAGGACAGCGCTCAGTTAAAATTTTGCGTGCGTTTACGGCATCTGTTTTTTCAGCATCTGCATCAGCACTTTCGCCTGCCGGTACCGGATTATCAGCTTCGTTTTTGACCTGCTGAGTCTCTTCCATCTGCACATCGCTAGTGGCCTCTTCGTTGTCGCTTTTTGGGGCAGGAGAGGCCATAAGGCCTTCAATGGAGAACACGCCAGCAGTAACCCTGGCAATTTGAGGCTGCCTCTTTTTGGTCAGGTCTTCGTGTACCCATTTTGGATCGTTGGGGTCGCTGATGCCTTCGACGTAATCACCACGGTCAGCAGCAAGTTTCCTGTCGATCTCCTCCCGGATTAAATCTGTACTGCTTGAGTGACGGCCAGCACGTGGATCTTCTTCCCACTCCGGATAGCCTTTTGAGCGCTCGCCGTTTTCATACATGCCATTAGCCGCAAGCCAGTTACGAACCATTGCCCGTAGTTCTGACGTGCTTTCTTCGCCATTCCATTTAATGGCCCGGGTGACGCCGAATATGCTGTTTGCGTCGTAATCGAGAATGTCTGTAGTTTTGCTCAGAATCTTGACCGCCTTAACATGCACATCCTCTTTCCTGTCTACCAAGTCTTTGGCACCGATGAGTTGAGGGCGGCTGATTTTTCCCGGCTCTGCATCCGGGTACAGTTGAGCAATAGCGATCTCAATAGCCAGATTCGCGATATTCTGCGTTACGGCGCGTTTATAGCGTTCGGGTATAGCGTGAGGGGCAGCATGGGGAACTGCTGAAATCTGATTGCCAGCTGACCATTCCCTTGTAAGGATGCCGCGATCGATAGCATTGGTTTCGAACCACAATTTCGCAAACTGTATACGCTTGCCAAGTTCGTGGCGCTTACCTTCAGGGAAGACCTTTTTATTCGCGCTCGTAAATTTCCAGAGCGCCGACATATCGTATTTTTTGATTTCAGGGATATTCTCGGCGGCCAGAATCAGATCTTGGACGGCCGCATTATCAGCGTCCATTTCGAGAACTGACAGCTCCTGCCGGTGAGGCATGCTGATATGATAAACGTGATGTTCTTCGGCCATGTACTGCGCCAGAAGCTGAGCGCGAAAGGGGAGTTCTGCCACATTAAATAGCGCGCTCGAATCGTCCTGGTATTCATCGCTACCGAAACTTTCCACGGTCTCACCTTGTGCCGCGTCGCCAGTGGTATTGGCTTCAACAAACTCGCCACTAACGGGCTCAACGGATACTCTGGTATCATCGCCGTCATGAACATCAGCAGGTGCCTGTCCTGGCTTCAAAGTCCAGGTTCGGCCATCGTCGCCGAGCTGGTAGCGTTCGCACCATGAGTAATCGAGAACCCCCTCCGCTGGCAGGTCGTTAAATACCGGGAAATCGGTACGGATTGGCTTTTGATAGTCTTTGCCGCGGCCTGTTTCGATCTCAGCATCTTCCAGGTCGACGTCCAGCTGCAGCAGCGCGCGAGCTTCAGACTTCGCGGAACGCCAGATAATGGCATCGGCTTTACCCGATTTTTGAGTTGCCTTTATCAGATAAAAATATTCCATGTGATAGCCTCAATTTTGGGTGTTAGAATCCCCGGGCCATTGATAGCGCCCATTAGGTGTTCATTGGTTTTGGTAATTTCCGGTGTAACTTTGGTCGGTGTCACCGGACGTACAGCCCGCTTCGGCGGGTTTTACGTTAGGCCTCGTTGGCCATGGCGTCGTATTCGCCACAACGTTTCGAGCAATACGTTCTTTCACGTGGTACTAACTGCGTGCCGTGAATGATGAGAATGGTCATCTTCACAACTTTTCCTTCCTCCAGTGCCTTGCGACAATACGCACATCGTTTCTGCATAACGCCTCCTACATCTGTGCGGTGAATCCGGCGGGGTGTTCAGCCAGAACGCCTTTCAATGGAAGGCATTCGCCTTTTACACCTTGCTCAACTGCGGCTTCCTGGCATTCTTTCTCGCTGTCATAGACACCCAGCAAAACATCCTGATTGCCGCCAATTAGCATGCCGACGGTTATCACCAGTGCGAACATTGTGCTCATCAGTGGGTACCTGCCGGAACGAGATAGGGCGCAAGTTCCCTTGAGTAAAAGGGTTGACGGATAAAGCGCAGATTTCCCTGCGGTTCATGGAAATAGGTTTTGCGAACATGGTCGTATGAAACAGACCAGGGCGCGCCGGTGCGCGGATTACGCATTGGTATTACGCGACCGCTGTTTGGAACTGGATTAGCCATAGATAACCCCCGCAATGCATATGATGAATAAAGGCCATAAGATGAGCCCGATAACTACCGAAATGACCAACGAACGAATGCCGTTTCTACTCATTTCAACCTCTGCCTTGTCGCCGGCTAGCGGAACGTTGCTACCTACTGCGCATTGATATTTCCACCTCATCCCGGCATTCGTATGCTCCGGGCAGCTACTTCGTGGGCGTCCTGCCTTGGTGGCTTGTTGCGATGGAGTAATTAAACACAATGTTTATTTTTATGTCAACAAAATGAGTTGATTTAGATAAACAAAAAGTTTAGTTGGGGGCGTTTTTTGGCAGGGGTAGCATGTTTTTAGTTCTTTTATTGGGCGGAAAATAGACAGTTGAGGTGAGCTATGGACTATGAGGAAGCTGCGCAACTACGCTATCAAGAAATGTGCCGGATTGTAGGTGATGTCGTATTTGCGATGGTAGCTGAAGGGCATGAAACCAAAATAGTGGCTATAGCTGACGTGATACGAACGGAGGTATCGAAGGGGCTGGGTAAGTGGGATGCTGACCAACTACAGTGCACGGAGCTTGCTGTGAAGTTGCCGGAAGAGTAGGGGCAATAAAAACCCGGCTCGGAGGCCGGGTCAGTAAAGAAACTTAAGCGGGTAAGTAGAGATACGATTGTGGCGGTTTAATGTTTCCGCCTAAGTCAGAGATGGGGAGAGGCTCCTGATAGCGTTCGACTTCACCGATCTTTATAGCGTATGCCTTGTCTCTGCCCGAGTAGTAACTATCAAAAAACTGTTTTGATATACCAGCATATTTTTTCGTTTCATTCCATAAAGACTCTGGCTCTCCGGAAAGGATAGTTTCTATTTGGAACTGACCAACGACTTTACCAAGAGGCATTGTGGCATAGATTATAACAATGCTGATCTCTTGATTTTTAAAAATACCTTTTCGAAACTCAAATCGTTTAGTCCCATCCAAAATTTTTTCTGCAAATTCTGGCTTAATGGATAATAAAACTTTCATTTATACGACCTAACTCTATGATCTTAAAAAACTGCTCATCAGTAAGTTGAAAATGACTCCATCTAAATCCACGAGCACCATTTAAACCGACCTGATCAATCAGACTAGCACGATTTGGACGTTTAGGTAAAGATATGTTATAGGAAAAGCGTATAACATAGGGGTAACGCTTATCTTTGTAAAAACCTCTGAGCTCCTCTTCAGAGAAGACGCTAAAGCGAAGGCAGTATTCGACAAAGCTATCTTCATTTCGAAAATCATCAATGGTTTTTACTGACTCGACGACACAAATCGTGGATGCGACTGCACGGTAGTGCGCTGGGCCTTGCCCATCTCCTGTGCGATAGATAACAATAATATCGCCCCTGTTCATGCGGGTAACTGTTGGCATCCCACAAATGTATATTTTATGTATGCTGTTTGCGTGAGAGATGTCTTTAACAATATCTGGTGATTCGTTAATAAGCTTGGAGTCAGGGAATAGTCTTGTATGATAATCTGGATAAATAGCAAGAAGGTATTTATTTACTTTCGCTGTTAATATTCTGGGATAATCCAACAGGATATCACCGTAGACATCATGCAAGGAGCGAGCATATACATACTCTTTTCCATTATGCGTTTCTTTTTCACCATGCACATAAAAACCATAGGTTTGGAAGAGTTTTATTAGGTGGGCATGTTTATCAAACACTGTGACGTATATGTCATCAGAACCAGATGAAAAAGCATGGTCAAAGGCTTTTTTTAAGAAACGCTGCCCCCTAAGTGTTCCCTTTGACTCGAACTTAAATGTACCCATCTTTAAATGACGGCCGTGAGGCAATTTGGGGCTTATGTCGTCGGCATCATCATTTTCCTTAAGGTACATGAATCCTTCAATTTTGTGATTTTCATCGTAGAGAATGTAGGCGGATTCATTAGCGTCGGCTTTTTTCTTGAGCCAATCAGGGAACTCTTTGTAATCACTCTTCAATGAATCAAAAAATGGGTCGTTATGATCAAATTGAGAGAAACTTTCATACCTTAAGCTATCCATGTGCCCTCACTTATAATCGAAAATCTCACATTATATTAATGTCCGTAAATCATTCAGATGTTTACAGTTCATTCACCGTCACCCTTAATCCTTCGCCCCATGTACTTGGCATACAGCTCATCAAGTTCCTTCAGCCGCAGAGATACGATCCGCAACATGTTTTGCTGCTCTTCTTCATTCGGTAGCTGGTTATAGAGCTCCAACAGTCTCCGCTCATCTGGCCTCAAGCCATCTTTAGAATCGACGTCCTGCCCCAAAACCCACTCAAGACTAACACCTAGCGCATCAGCAAGTTTTATTGCAGAGCTTTTCCCGATCGCTCCTCTAACAAACCAGTTGTTAACAGATTGCGAGCTCACACCACAGATCCTCGCTATATCAGCTTTAGATATGCGCTTCTGCTCAATGATTTCGTTAAGCCGCTTTACCTGCGGGTTATCTGCTTGGTGCGTATTTTTTCTCATATATCACGATTTTAAACTAAAAGTTTATCGCCTCAACATTCATAAAGTTGACAATAAAATAAACATAATGTTTAATTTGTGGTGTAACTTAAAGGGAGTGGTTTATGAACGCACTTGAAAGAGCCATACATATCGCCGGTGACGCTACAAAACTGGCTGAAAAATTGGATGTTTCCTCAATGACTGTCAGTCATTGGAAAAAACGTCACGGCGGCGTTGTGCCGCAAAAACGGGTTTTCCCAATCTTTAACGCAACAGGTGTTACACCGCACGAACTCCGCCCGGATCTTTATCCAAATCCGAATGATGGATTGCCCTCTCAGGGATTGGGGGATTAGCCATGCAAACACTATCTTTTCAACAAAATACCGGATTCAACACCGGTGCTCTGATAAAGCGAAATCAGGCGAAAGTGGCAGATCACGACGGCGTTCGTTCTGCCGTTCGCGCCTGGGCTGCAGTTGAAGGTCAGGATGTTGTTTCGGCATACATCATCGATGAGTGGCGCCAGCAGGGTGGGGAAGAAATTGAATTTCCCTCTGACATCAGCCGTGCCCGTCAGAAGCTTTTCCGTTACTTGGATAACGAGGTCGATTCGGAAAAGTATCGAGCGAATTTGCGTCTTCTGACGCCAGCCATCATGGCGGTACTCCCGCTGGAATACCGCAACCGGCTGATGCCTCATGACGATGTTTTGTCGCGCCTGTCTTCAGCAATTAAAGAGTGCGCCGAAGCAAAGCAGGCAGTGATGCTGAATGCGCCAGAGCACCAGAAATTGAAGGAGGTAAGCGAGGGGATAGCTTCGCTATTCAGGCTGATGCCTGAGCAGACAGGAACGCTGATGACAATCGTGAGCTCGATGCTGGGCGTGATGTAAGCGGGGTATCCATGAATCACATCGAATTCATTGAGAAGAACGTTCGCGAAGTACTGCTTCGCCAGGGCTTCACGCAGGCAGTGGCTCAGGGGGGGGGCATACCAGGCGGTCGATATGTACAAGCGGATGTCACAGGCAAGCCGAAAAGGGGGAATGTTTGACGATGTTATGCGACACGCAAAGTTATGGGCAGAGAAGCAGACAAGCGCAGCTGAACGCCGGGAAGCAAAGCGCACCGTGCGAAAGGGCAGCAATCAGGCTGGGTTGTTCTGAAAGGGTGAAGACCGTTGTGCTCGAACACAGCCGGTCTTCGGGGTGTGAAAAAGGGGCTCTTAGTTCACGGAGTGAGTATGTCAAATACCGCTGAAGTTATCAATTTTCCGATTAAAACCGAGCGTTCGGGAGGTCAAATGGCCGACCTGGCTAACGGGTATACCAAGATCGCAAACGAGATACAGAAGCTCAAGCCGCGTCTGCGGATGTCTGGTCGTGAGTGGCAGTGTCTTGAGGCTGTAATCTGGCTTACCTATGGATGGAACAAGAAGCAGGACCGAGTGACAAACACGGTGATTGCTGAGCTGACAGACCTCGGAGAGTCGCATATTTCCGACACAATCAAATCTCTCGCGGAGCGGAAAATTATCTTCGCTCATAAGCAGGGAGTGATGAAAATTGTCGGTATAAATACTGAGCTATCTGAGTGGATTTTAGACAAACCGAAAACGGGAAAACTCTTCCCGGAATCGGGAAAAGTGTTACCGAAAACGGGAAAACCTTTCCCGGAAACGGGAGACACCCAATACAAGAACAAGAACAATAGTAAAAGATCTTCTTCGTCTCGGAATTCTAAAGAATCCCGAAACGAGGAAACTTTGAAGTTTCTCTCTCGTCATCCAGAAGCGGCCGATGGGATTTATACACCTGCGGGAAAATCCTGGGGAACAGCTGACGACCTCAAAGCCGCGCGATGGATTTTCGATAAAGCCCTCACCGTGAATGCCTCACTCTCAGAACCGAACTGGGTTGAATGGGCAAATACCATCCGTCTGATGCGCATGCAGGACAAACGCAGCCATTACGAAATCTGCGAACTGTTCAAGTGGGCCAATGAAGACGATTTCTGGCAAAAAAACATTCTCAGCCCTTCAAAACTACGCAAGCAGTGGGATCAACTGACAACTAAGCGCCTGCGCAGCCCTGGCCCATCAAAAACCACATCAGGCGTCAGTGCACTGGACAATACCGACTGGATCGACGGGGTACTCGAATGAAATCTATCGCAGAAAGCATGCATAACTTCGATCGGAAGAACTTCCAACGTATCGCCGTCGGCATGCCTGAAATGCACGATGCGCAGAGCTTTGCACATCAGGCGACAAAGACGGCTGAGGTATTCAACGAACTGTTTCGCCAGCTGCTCGCGGTATTCCCGGCGCTGGCCAACAAATCAGCGGAAGACCTCAACGAGATGCGTCGCCAGTGGCTCCTGGCGTTCAAGGAGAACGGCATCACCACGGTAGAGCAGATTAACGCCGGGATGCGTGTTGCCCGCAAACAGGAAAAACCGTTTATGCCATCACCTGGTCAGTTTGTTGCCTGGTGTCGTTCTGAGGAGGCGGTAACGGTAGGCCTGCCAGACGCGAGTGAGCTGGTTGATATGGTTTACCAGTATTGCCGGACCCGCGGTCAGTATCCGGATGCTGAGTCATATCCATGGCCTGAACACAAAATCGAACCGATGACGCTGAAACACAAAGCCTGCTACTGGATGGTTACCGGTCTGTATACGGATATGCGCGCGAAGGGATTAAGCGACTCCGAATTACGCCGTAAAGCATCCGAGGAACTTTTGCGCATGATTCGCCGCATCAAGACCGGTGAAGCTATCCCCGAGCCTGTTAAACAAATCCCAAAGTTGGGTGGACGTCCGCTGAGTAACGAGCAGGGCTTAAACAAAATCGCTGAAATCCGCGCGAAGTTTGGTCTTGGGAGAGGGCGTAACCATGGCTAGAGCATTATCAGCAGCAGAGCGCCGGGAGTATGTCAGCGCATTGATTCGTATCACTAAGCATCAAGGGCGCCTGACGACCACCGAAGCAATGAAAAAACTGGGCCTGAGCCGCGATACCGTCCTGAAGTATTTTCGTGACGCGGCGGCTAGCGGTGAGGTTGTTCGCCACGGGCGATCAGGTTTGTTTCGCGACCAGCGCGCCATTATAGACTTTGACATGAAACGATTTGGTCTGATGCCGAAAGCTGCTGTTGGGATGAATTACAGCTTGCTGGGTAGTCCCGTTTTTCAGCGTTTTATGGATGTTCAGGAGGCTATGCATGGATAACAGAATCAGCATCAACAAAATCATCGCTGATATCAAAGCGACCAAAGGTAATAGATCTGGATGCCAGGGATTGAGTTCCTCGCTTGAGAGTGACGGATACATAACTTCCATCTGCAAGTGGGCACGAGCAACCAGCCCTGGGCGGATTGATGCGCTGCTTGAACACGTCGAGAAACAAGATGCCGCTCTCATTGCCTGGGAAAAAACCATGATGGACGTTTGCGGCGAGGATGGCCCGGCGTCGGTAGCCAGCGAAATTCGAGCGCTGCAGGCTCTGCGGGATACTGCAATGCAGGCGCTCAGGGATCAGATTGAGCAGCTGACTGCGGAGAATGTGCAGGTAAGAGAACGTCACCGCTTTATTCGCGCGCTGGCGGTTTCAATCCTTGAACATAGCGGCGGACGTCATGACTGGCGCGGAGCTATGGAGGACGCATCTGATTTGGTGAAGACGGTCGATGAGGTTTACTCCAATACCCCCGCCACCGATGCCTACCTGGCTGGGATTAAGGCTGATGGTCGCGTTGAAGGTGCGCACTTCGTTGCTAACCGAATGCTGGCTGCCTGGGATGCTGGTTTTATCGAAGACACAGCCAAAAACGCAGCAGATATCGCTCGCATGATTCTCGCCTCAACCGAGTTTATGGCAGGTGCGCCAGAGGGTGATTTCGACCGTTCTTTTGCTGATGGCATCCTGGAAGATATCGCCCAGCAGCTGCGCGAGGGGGCCAAATGAGCAAGTACCGCAAAGGCGCAATTTATCTCCGCAAGATGAAGTCCAGCGACAGGTCTAACGACTTTCGTACCAGCATGCGCATGGCGCTATTCAGTGACAAAAAAGCCTGGAAACGCCCCGAAGAAGTTAAGCCAGTTGTTCTTGTTCAGCACGGTGTGAAGCATGTTGTAAGCGTGTTCATGAACATGGATGACGCCATCGGGTGTCTTATCAGTGGAGCATTTGAAAAGCGAGCGCGTAATTCACGGCACAATCCGCGTCGGGGAATGCGTTACACCAAAGGCGATATGAAAAAGGCTTTTCGTAAATGGGCATTCAAGCACAAACAGGAGGTGCCGCATGACAACTGATATCACCGAACTCCCGCCAAACATTGGCTATGGCATCCGTCGGCGCTGGCACGCTCAACGTGGGCAACGAAATGGTCGAGGTGGGAGATATCATCGCCTTCCGTCACGACACAATTTAAGAAAGTGGATAGGCAAGCGTTTGATAGCAGAAGTTATAGCGGAGGCCAAACATGACTGATATCACCGAACTGGCGCAGAGCCTGAAAGCGGCAGCAGAGAAAGCGAAAGAGCTTTCAGACATCGCCAACTATAAGAAGGCCAGCATCGCAATAAGTTCATTTCAGGCTTTAGCTAACCCCGATGCTGTAATAGCGCTGGTAGAGGCGCTGGAGAAGGCGCAGACCATCAACGCAGCAGCCGAGAAGCTGGTCAGGTGCAAAGGTCGCTACCACAGCGAGCAGAACTATCGCGCACTGGCGACGCTGTTTGGCGTGACGACTCCAGACCTTCCGCCGCTGGATGGGGAGCCGGTGGGAGAGGTTATTGAGGTCGGCGACGCATTGTTGGTCGAATGGCACAAGAACCTTGAAGAAGGTGCCAAACTCTACACCACGCCGCAAGCGCCGGTTATGCCATTCGGGCTTCACCCTGATACGCAGAAGTTGGTGACCGACTTCTGTACCGCCCTAGCTGAGAAGTTGTACAAGGCCCAATTAAAATACGGCTACGACGCGGATTGGAAACAGGATGGGTGGCCAAGTCAATGCCAGGCGCACTTTCACCAGCACATTGCCAAAGGTGACCCGCGCGACGTTGCCGCTTATTGCGCCTTCATGTGGTGGCACGGCTGGAGCACTAAGCCTGCTGAATGCCTGGAATCC